CACATAGTAGTTTCGGGGGTTAGCCTCGTCGTAAACGTAGTGCTTAACGACAGTAGTATGCGCGGCATCGCCAGTTACAGTTGGGTCATGCCAACTAGGACTTTGCCCGTCAAGAACAGTTCTTCCTACTAACCGCACAGATCGTTTGCCTGTGCCGCCAGAAGCGGCAGACATGTTTCGCACAACCTGTAGCAGCCTGTTTCCACCCAAAGGTATAGACTGCTTGGTTCCCGTAACCAAAGTAACCGTCTCGTTCGTAGCAGTCGCATCTGGTTTAAGTAAAGCTATCTCCCGCTGAGCATCGTTGACCCAGAGCACAAGCTCAGTAGCAGCAGGCCAGCGAACGCCGGTTGTATCTTGGATAACAGCTTGTACTCGATTAACTACGCTTTGAACGGTCACAGTCATCATTTATACCTATGTATTAAGAGCTAGCTCCCAAGCAGCTTCTCTCTCGTCTGTTCTGACAGTCCTTCCTACCAACTTGTTAACCGTTTGTGCTTTTGGTGTACCGTCCGCCTTAAACGAACTCGGGTCGGCAGCTTCAATTAACCCTCGCAGTGCAACTACAACGTTGTCTTCTGTGCTAGCTAGCTCCTCAAACTCAGCAACTTCTGCCTCAACTTCTTCGACGTACTTGTCGTTGTATTCTTTCGCGCCCAACTGCATAGCAGCTAGCCCCATCTCGTCACCAATATCTCTGGGCACGCCTGCTTGAAACAACACTGCGCCACCCGCTGAATTTGTAACGCGTAAATCTTTTTCGCTAATAATCTTCATGATAAGTCCTTTAGAAAAACAACCCCTCCCCCAGAACGGAGGAGGGGTACTTCTTAGTAGGCGGTATCTAGTGCAATAACGCCGAAGTCTTGTACATTCCCAGAAATATCTGAGTTGTACTTAGGCTTTCGAAGGCCGAAGATTTTGCCGATTGAGATACCAGACTGGTTCCCATAATCGAACGTGTCCTCAACAACCTCGGGCAGACCAATGTCGGCCATAGCAAGAGCTTGAGCGCCGCAGAACAGAGCGCGTGCCCCATTTATGTTGGCTCCCGCACCCCACTTGTATCCAGCTGCCCCTGCGTTGCTCGAGCTTCCAGAAGTCGCGCCAGCAGTGTTGAAGACGTGACGGAACTCATGAATCATCACACCGTCAACCATCAGGCTAGAAGATCCGCTGAACAAGCTGTTAGACGAGCCTCGAACACCGGCATTACGCACGTTAGCGAGGAAATCTGAGTCAAGCTTCAGATCCGCCATCTGTTGAGGAGTGACAAACATGTGGAATGTTTCCTCATTTCCAGCGCCGCGAATACCACGAATGTAGTTGTCTTTCGCGTAAGCCTTCAACTCAACGATGCAACGGTAGTTGATGGTGTCACCTGCGACAGTTGCAGTGACATCACCGGCTACAACGCCGTTAGTCGCATCCCAACGACGATGCCGATCACTAGTAGGTGCGGATACGTCTGATGCGAACTCTAAATCTACCAACTCGTGTCCCGCAGATGAGCTAGTAGTTCTAAGAGCACCGTTGTTCTTGTGGGTATAAGCAACACCGGAAAGCGTCAAGAACGCAAGCTGATCGCAACGGTCAGCAATTGCATAGGCAAGTGCATCGCGAGACTGCTCACGAAAGTTAACCACAGTCTTCTGGTCAGTCAAACGACCGGCCATGCGGTTAGCAAAACGAAGCTGATCAAGCTCAATAGTGATATCGAACGCGCGGAGGGCTTCTTCGTTTCCTTCCAACGTGTTGTCACCAGTGATACCGTCACCAGTCATGTCAGCCAAAAGCGTAATGTTTGCTTTGGTGCCTTTCTGGTTTTTGGTCAGTTCAGTAATCCGCTGAACCATTGCGTTTGAACCGGAACCAGCGAACTGGTTGATGAACGACATGTTACGAGCTACGCGCCAAAAGTCGCGGCTCCATGTCTGTAACTGAGCGCCCGTAAGCGTTCCAAAATTTGTTAAAGCCATGATGGCCTCCAATAAAGTAAGAGTATTGTTAGCAACATTATTGTCACTAACATAAGCAGCCGACTTTATGGAGCGGCTAATCCGTCCCTACTATCGTGTAGAGGAACGTTTAGCGCGGATTAACGAGGTGCGACCTCGACAGGTTTAACGCCTATGTAGGCGAAGGGTACGGTTTTAACGCCTGCGGGGCGACCACATATCGTAG